GTTAAACTCGTGACTAAGGATTCACGAGCTCATTTTGAATACGGTTTCAGAACAGTCAAACGGCGCAGGATTTGTTTAAAATGCAATTTTAAGATAACCACAATTGAACTACCAATAACGGTAGGTAATGAAGTTTTTGGGGAGTAATAAAAATGAGCAAAATAGGTAATTATGTGGTGGGCCTGCAAGAAGGTAAAACAAGACACGGTGGTCCTTATGACAGAGGCACCGCTGATAGTTATTATGGGCGAGGCCATAACCCTCATTACTACGAGGGAAACACAGGCACTTCTGCAAAAATTGAACAGAAAGATATGACCGTAGAAGAAATAAAATTGTATGACGACGGTTATGAAGATAACGATAAAATGGGTCATTTTAAAGACTGGGGTGATGACTTTTATGACTACACGGAACCTGATGACGAAGAAGAATAAAAAATAACTTGCTTTTTTAAAACGATAAAACTATAGTGACTGAATAACTGATAACTCGGAGGATGAAAATGGAATTAAGAAAGTATCAAAACGAAGCGGTATGCTCTGCGTATGCTCAGCTTTTAGTCGGTAAAAACCCAGTGTTGCAATTAGCAACTGGTACTGGTAAGTCTCTTATTATTGCGGAGTTAGCTAAGCGATATAAAGCTGAAGGTAAAATAGTTTGGATCCTTACTCACGTTCAACAGTTAGTTAAACAGAATGCTCTAACTTATTTAGCATACACTGGCACGAAAGCTGGCATAGTCTGCGCAGGATTAAAGCGTAAAGATACGGCAGAGCCGATTATTTTTGGAACCATTCAAAGTATGATGGGTGTCCTGGCAGAAATGACCACGCCTGATTTGATTATTATTGATGAGGCTCATAGAGTCCCTCACGATTTCGGCGAAGACTCTCTTTATAGTAAAATACTCAAGAGATACCCTGAAGCTGGTCGGGTAGCTATGACCGCCACACCCTGGCGCATGGACAACGGTATTATTTACGGTAAAGGTGAAGAGTTCTTTTTTGATACACTAGCTTACAATTATAACGTAACTAAAGCTGTTGAAGACGGTTACCTTTGCCCGTTAGTGGGGGTGCAGACTGATATTCAATTAGATGTTGAAAACGTATCAGTTAGCGGTGATTTTGTTCAAAAAGAAGTTGCCGAAGCTCAGACCTACGAGTGGCTTCAAGGCGTGGTAGAATCCTTTGAAGATTTAGCCACCTACCGTAACCACATAGCGGTTTACTGCCCGACCGTAAAGACAGCGCAATATACGTCACGGTTAATTAACGACCGTACCGGAAGAACCTCTGCAGTTCTCACCGGAGACATGAATCAAGTGGAGCGTGACAGAGTGTTTACTGCACTTTGGGATGGCTCTATTGACGTGATATGCTCAGTTGACATGATAACAACTGGGTTCGACTTCCCTGCCTTGGACTGCATTGTATGCCTGAGACCCACACTTTCATCCTCCCTGTGGGTTCAGATTCAAGGCAGGGGAACCAGACTCCACAAAACTAAAAAGAATTGCCTCATTCTCGACTACGCTGGTAACTTGATCCGCCTTGGTGGAGTTGACATGTACGAGACGTTTTATAAAGAGAACGGCGAAAAGGTAGACGCAGTTGAACCTCAGCAGCCGTACCAAAAGAAACCTAGAACGCTTTACCCAGGGTTGAACACCCTTTTACCCATAGACCCCATGACTGGTCAGGTCGCTGGTGATGCTTCTTTAATAGAGGTACCTGTGCATAAATGCAACGCTATAGCTATGAACACTCGTAACAGTCGCTATCCTATGATGATGGTAACTTACACCTGCAGTACTCCTGAGAACGCTCGTATAAACGCTACTAAGTTTGTCAACACCCAGGAACCTAAAGATAAGGACTCTAGCTTCTTTAAGGACCGTCGCTTACCCGTGTCGCTGCCTATGCAGGCTAAACGCGTGTCATACCTCGTAAAAGATGCGACGCTGCCTGAGTCGGTGATTGTTAAAAAGAATGGTAAATACTGGAATGTGATTGAAGAAAAGTTTCCTGAAGCGGGAGCAGCTTAATGGCAAAACCTCCAAAGCACATATGGGCTGTTGATACTCAAGGACCTCAGACAGTTGATTACGCACTGGCTTACGCTAAACTAGGATGGTCAGTGCTACCTGTCTGGTCTGTTGATGAAAACGGCTCTTGTCGCTGCGGTAGACCCGCCAATGATTCAGGTCACAAACCTGGTAAGCATCCTCACTCTGAGCTTGTACCCCACGGTCACCATGACTCCACGACTGATGAAGAGGTTATTAGAGGCTGGTGGTCTACGGACCCCAACGCTGGTATAGGGGTAAGTCTTTCCCACTCAGGTCTCATAGCTCTTGACATAGACCCGCAAAACGACGGACAGGAGTCTCTAACACGGTTAGAGGCCGAGCACGGGGTTTTACACTCAGCTTGCGTGGCCAAGACTCAAGGGGGAGGGGAACACAGGCTGTTTCGAGCTGACCCCGAGCTCTCCTACCCAGGAACACTTGACAAAGGTTTAGACCTTAAACATCACGGTTACATCTGTGTTGCTCCCACGCTAGGTGTCAGTGGTGATTACAAGTGGAAGGTAGGATCCTCTCCTTTGAGCAAGTCTAACCCTGCGCAGCCGTCAGAGCTACCTGAACTTATAAAGAGTAAAGCGAGAGCTCCTGCAAGTTACTCTCTAACCGAAGAGAATGGCGCACCTATTGCTACAGCTCAGACTTTTGATGACCTTCGCGATGCTCTCAAGTATGTTGACGCTGATGATTACACCACGTGGGTAAACGTAGGCACTGCATTAAAGCCGTATGGGGAGAACGGTTACAGGGTTTGGACTGAGTGGAGTTCAGGCTCTGATAAGTTTGAGGCGGCTAACCAGCGTAAAAAGTGGGACCGCGACATTGACAATCCTCACTCTATAACTTACCGGAGTATATTCAAGTTGGCTATTGATAGCGGCTGGGTAGGTAAGTACAAGAAGGACCCTGAGCAGGTGATTGAAGGAGAGCATCCTTTATCCTTGCAGGCTTCAGACCATGCAGGTGCTCAAGCTGTCACGGTCTTTGAATACATATATGATGACTTCATGTCTACTGGTGTTAACGTGGTTGCGGGTGCTCCAGGGGTAGGTAAGACTACTTTAATAGTGCCTCTGGCTCTTGCGGCAGCACACTTATGCCCAGTTGATTTTGAGTTGAAGCCTCTCGTCAGGCGCAATGTTATAATCATTACTGAGTCTGTAGTTCAGGTGCAGCGTGTGATATACTCTCTTTCTAATTGGGGTATGACAGGCATGAGACCTGAGGACTTTGAAGAGCGCGTGAAGGTTATACAGGCTCATCGGTTAGACCCTAAAATAGTCGCGCAAGTGGCAGAGGAGTACAAAGAATGGACAGTACCCAATGAAAAAGCTGACGGAGAAACTTACANTGCTCTTCCGCTGGTTGTATTTGACACTGCGAACGCAGTATTCGACCTTGAGAACGAAAATGACAACGCTCAGGTTGGGCGTGCTATGGCGTATATCAAACAATCTTTCTTGGCTTTTCCGGTTATCATCGTCAGCCACACCGCAAAGGTTCTGGGATCGGGTGAGTCTGACTATCTATCTCCTAGAGGAGCGTCAGCTTGGACAGGGGACGCCCACGGGGTATATACAGTATTTAAAGACGGTGAGGATAACCATGCGCCTCGCATTCTTAAGGCTACTAAAGTTCGTTTTCCTACGACCTTTCCAGAGCTAACGTTCGATGTGGTTACGAATTCAGAAACTCATAAGAACGTCCTAGGCTACGACGCAGACATATGGTTCATGCACGCTAATGCCAGAGTGCTGCATGCCGGAGAACGGGCACAACTCAAAGAAGAAATAAAAGACGCTAAAGAGTCTGAACAATGGGAGCGCATCTGCGATGACCTCACTACCCTCATCAGGTCTGACCCTGGTAAAAGCCGCAGCTACTACGAACGTATGAGCCTAGCCGACGGTGGAGTTAAAGCCTCTCAAGAACGCAAAGAACGAGCCATAGACAATTTAATTAGCTCAGGTAAGATTGAGAAGGTCATGCTTGATAAACCTGTAGGTAGAGCTAACCACCTTTTACGTGTGACCGAACTAACCGAAGACCAATATGAAAGAGGTAAGTATGCTGTGTAAAGTAATTGATCGTTCGGGTAATCGTTCAAACGATAGCGCCAACCGAACGATTACCGCTCGAGGGACGGAGGTGAGGGCAATTCTGCCTCTCTCCGTAGTCGGTCAGAAGGTTCTATCAGTGATCGTTCGTTCGGTTATGTTCTCTATAAGAACGAACGATTACTTTCAGGTTTACTTTTTAAAGGAATTAGCGTATAGTCTGCTTCGAACTAGAAGCGGAGGTATGATATATGTCTGATGACAGCGGTAAGAAGGTCGTTAAGATACGTCCTGGGGCTAGGAAGCACGACCGTCAGGCTATCATGAGTGCGCTTACGCCTCTACTTCAAGACGGTATGAGTCTTACAGCTGCTTGTGGCTTAGTTCCCGACGCTCCTCCTTCTAGCCAGATTCTGGACTGGATCTCTACTGAGCCAGCGTTAGCCGAGCAGTACGCGCTCGCGCGTGAAGCTGGATACAGAATGATAGCTGATGAAATACTTTCAATCAGTGATGAAAACTACACAGTAGTTGAAGAGGATGTGCTTGACGAAGCAGGCGTACCGATGGTTGACGGGGACGGTAGACGGCTGCAGAGACGGATAAAGGTCCCGCTGTCAAGCGAAGGTATACAGCGTAACCGACTGCGTATTGATAGCCGCAAGTGGATGCTGAGTAAGATGCTGCCCAAGGTATACGGTGACAAGCTACACACTGAGCACACGGGGCAAGACGGAGGACCAATACAGTTAGCGGCGGTTGACTTGAAATCCCTGAGCGATGAAGAAATTGATAGCATGTCAAAAATGATGAAGAAGATTGAAGACTCTAAATGAATAATCTTTCACCCTCCCACACCAGTCCTGCGGTGATGCTTGATCTTTTGAAGGATGAGCGGGAGAGACGTAAGGCTGCTTCATCGCTCTACGAGTTCGTCAAGCAGTCCTGGCACGTGGTAGAGCCTGGTGTTCCCTTCATTGGGGGCTGGCATATAGAGCAAATTTGTGAGCATTTGGAAGCCTGTTCTGACGGCTCTCTGAGGAAGCTACTAATCAACATACCACCACGCCATTCTAAATCTACGATCGTTTCCGTCATGTGGCCTATGTGGGAATGGCTAACAGATCCATCTCAAAAGTTTTTGTGTGCTTCTTATTCCGGCAACCTAAGTATTCGTGACAACCTAAAGGCTAGACGGTTGATACAGTCGCCTTGGTATCAGGACAGGTGGGGGCATATGTTCACGCTGTCCGGAGATCAGAATGCGAAGCAGAGATATGAAAACAGTGAAACAGGTTATCGTCTGGCAACGTCTGTTGGGGGTACTGCTACAGGTGAGGGTGGTTCACGTTTACTGCTAGATGATCCACATTCCGCACAGGAAGCCCAGTCTGATGCTATAAGGGAGTCAGCTCTTGAGTGGTTTGATGTCGTCTGGTCCACTCGTTTGAATGATCCTAAGAAGGATGTCATGGTTACCATTATGCAGCGTTTGCATGAGAGAGACATAAGCGGTCATATTATTGATGACATCGGAGGGTGGGAGCACCTAATGATACCTGCGGAGTGGGATGGTCATAGAAGATCAACCGCCATAGGGCCATATGATCCAAGACAGAAAATGGGAGAACTTATTTGTCCTGATCGTTTTGGTGAGCAGGAAATAAAAGAACTTAAGAAGTTATTGGGCGCTTATGGCTCGGCTGGTCAGTTACAGCAGGAGCCTACACCTTCTGAGGGCGGTATATTAAAGACTCAGTATTTTGAGTTTTGGCCTCATAATGCGGGTCTGCCACCGTTCGAGTATATCTTGCAGAGTTATGACTGTGCGTTTACGGAAAAGTCAACAGGTGACCCCACTGCATGCACAGTGTGGGCTATATTCACCCATGAGGGTTCTCGTCATGTAATGTTGATAGATGCCTGGGATAAGCATTTAAGTTACCCTGATCTTAGAGAAGCAGCTATTAAAGGTTGGGGTACTGAGTATGGCGGTCTGACCAAGGACTCTCCTTTTAGTAGGAGGAAGCGTCCTGACAGAATATTAATCGAGGCGAAGGCTAGTGGCCAATCGCTTTTGCAAGACTTGCGTCTTGCTAAGGTTCCGGCCATCGGATACAATCCTGGAAATGCAGATAAGGTTAGTCGTGCACATCAGGCTGCTCCTACTCTTGAATTGGGTTTGGTGTGGATACCAGAATCTAAAAAGAATCCTGGTCACGCTGTTTCATGGGCTCAGCCTTTTATAAAGCAGTTGGCTAAGTTTCCGGTAGCGGCACATGACGATTATGTAGACACATTCACGCAAGCGATAATATATTTAAAGAATGATGGGTTCTTTGATTTGCCGCAGGCTAGAGATTACGACGAGCCGTTAAGGTTAGTCGAAAAAATAAATCCGTACGCAGTATAAAGGGTGAGGTTATGAGCAAAAGAGATATGATTATTAATCCTATAACTGGTGAAATAGATTTAGATTTGCATAAAATAGTAAAGGGTTTTTCTGAGGGTGGTCAATCATTAAAAGATAGTTTAACAATAGATACACCGCGAAGAACACCCAGCCATCCCTCTAGTTCACACGTCGTAAAGACGAGAGTGGATGGTAAAGATAAGATGATCCGGTTCGGAGAACAAGGAGCCAGCACCGCAGGTAAGCCTAAGGAGGGGGAGTCTGATAAAATGAAAGCTAAGAGAAAATCTTTTAAAGACCGTCACGCTAAAAATATCGCTAAAGGTAAGTCGTCTGCAGCGTATTGGGCAGACAAGGTGAAGTGGGCAGAGGGTGGAGAGGTTGAAAGTTTAGACGACCTTGACTTTAAATATTCCGCAGATGAGACCATACAAGGCGGCACAGCAGACCAGTGGCGAGAATATGGAGAAAGCCTTGCGGTGGATCTCGAAGATGTTACTTGGGCAGATTTTGCTAATACGGTTGTGGACTTCACCCCGATTATCGGAGACATTAAAGGCGGTATTGAAGGTGCCGAAATAATATTAAAAGAATTAAAAGCTAATAACCCTAATTGGCTTCTAATTGGAGCAATTGGTGGAGCTTCTGTGCTAGGAGTGATCCCGATTGCAGGTGACGCAGCTAAGAAACTAATTATGAAGGGTGCCAACAAATTTAAAAAAGATGACGTATTAGCAGAAACTTTAAACATGTTGCCGGAGCAAGACGCCGCAATAGTCAAAGATTTGACAAATAGAAGCGCATCATATAAGTTCGGACTTACTGATACAGATCAGAACAGAGATATCACTACTGCTTTTGAAGAAATGGTTGAGGGCAATAAAGACTTATACACAGAAGACGTTTATCATTTTTACCAGGGTGATTTTGAGGGGGACACGTTTGACACCTCTCGCAGCAACACTAGGTTCGACAGATTAGGAACACATGTGGGGACTGCTGACGCTGCTAAAGATCGATCTAAAGTTTTCTTAGGTGACATGGACAGAGTCGATAGTGAGGGTAACCCTTTAATTTTTGATCTATCTGATGGCGCAAAAGGTGGCGCAACAATGCCTTTACGCGCAAGAGTTGATAAGCCCTTTCTGAACAAAGATGGCGGAATTTTTACAGAAGAAGAAGTAAAAATTGCAATGAACAATTACGCGGATAATAGGAAAATTGCTGACCTTAATGTCGCTATGGAGGAGTTTAGGGAAGAGTTAACCAACAACGGCTTTACACACATCCCGTATAAAAATAACATTGAAGGACGCGATGAGTTAGGCGAGAGAACTATTAGTCACATAATGCTCACTGACCGCACAGCGGGAGACCCCGCAGTTCTAAAAGGTAAGTTTGGTGCATTTGAAGACATTTATGATCCCAGTCTGATGAAAGCTGAGGGTGGGCGTATCCAATACAATCCTAATAATATAAAACGTAACGCTGCTGCATTATTAATGGAGGCTGACAATGGCTGAAGAAGATTTAGAAGTAGTCACAGAAGAAATGACTATGATCGAGCTACCTGAGGAGTCTCTTGAAGTTGAAGATACTGAAGATGGTGGCGCTGTAATTATGATGGAGTCTGTTACCGTAACGGAGGGAGGTGATCATTTTTCTAATATAGTTGAGGAGGTAAGCCAAAAAGATCTTAAAAAATCTATAAGTGATTTACTTACTAAAATTGAGCGCGATAAAGAAGCTCGTCAGAAAAGAGATAAACAATACGAAGAAGGGTTGCGCCGAACAGGTTTAGGTGATGACGCTCCTGGCGGTGCGCAGTTTAGCGGAGCCAATAAAGTTGTACACCCGATGCTTGTGGAAGCCTGTGTTGACTTTTCTGCCCGATTTATTAAAGAAATCTTTCCTCCTACCGGACCTGTTAAAAGCAAAATAATTGGTGACTTAGATAAAGTTAAAGTTGAAAAAGCTCAGCGTAAAACTGAGTTTATGAATTGGCAAACGACCGAGCAGATGATTGAGTTTCGCTCAGAGCTTGAACAACTCAGCACCCAGCTACCCTTAGGTGGTGGTCAATATATGAAGTACATGTGGAATGCTCAGTACAATCGCCCTGTGTCTGAGTTTGTCCCTATTGATGATATTTATTTGCCGTTCTCAGCTACTAACTTTTACACCGCTGAACGCAAGACCCATGTTCAATACGTAACGCAAATGGAATATGAGCGGCGAATAGAAGTGGGTATGTATGCTGACATTGATTTACCTACCCCTAATGAACCTGAATTTAGCGCTTCGGAAAAAGCCAACGAAAAAATTGAAGGTAAGCAAAGCACGTCTTATAATGAAGACGGCTTACGAACTATATATGAAATTTACACTTCATTAGACATTGAAGACGACGTAGGAATGGCACCTTACATTTTGAGTGTCGACAAATCATCTGATAAACCTCTATCACTTTATCGTAATTGGGAAGAAGATGACAAGCGCAAAAACGAACTTAGTTGGATTGTAGAATTTCCTTTCGTACCGTGGCGGGGGGCATACCCTATCGGCCTGACACATATGATCGGGGGACTGAGCGGTGCTGCAACAGGTGCGTTACGAGCCCTGCTTGACTCTGCCTACATTCAAAACGTACCTACTTTATTAAAGCTAAAAGGAGGACCTAACGGTCAGACTTTAAACGTACAGCCTACTGAGATTGTTGAAATGGAAGGCGGCGCATTAATTGATGACGTACGTAAGCTAGCTATGCCGCTACCTTTTGCCGGACCTAGCCCGACCCTCTTTCAATTATTAGGGTTCTTAGTTGACGCAGGTAAAGGGGTTGTGCAGACTTCATTTGAAAAGTTTAACGACCAGAATCCTAATGCACCTGTCGGTACGACGATGGCTATTATTGAGCAGGGAATGGTTGTATTTAGCTCAATTCATTCTCGTTTACATGCTGCGATGGCCAGAAGTTTTAATATTATTCATCGTATAAATAGTATGTATTATACGCAAGAAGAGCTTGATGCTCTTGATATGGGCTTTAAATTGTCAGCTGAAGACTTTGAAGGCCCAGCGGACGTGGTACCTATTAGTAACCCCGCTATATTTAGTGAGGCCCAAAGGTTTGCCCAGATACAAGCTATTATGAATCGTGCACAGCTTGTACCTCAAATGTATGACCAGCGAGCTGTAGAAGAGATGTTCTTAAGAACATTGAAAGTTCCTGGTTCTGAAGTTCTAAATCAAATGCCTGGAAGTGAAGATAGAGATCCGGTTAGTGAAAATGTAGCGGTCGCCATGGGCCAAGGTATATATGTATTACCTCAGCAAGACCATATAGCCCACTTAGAAGTTCATTTACCTTTCTTAAAGTCTCCGCTGTTTGGTAGTAACCCTTCAATCACTCCTATAATGCTTTACCCAATGGCTATGCATTTGAAAGATCACTTGTTGAATTACTATCTTGTTGAAGCACATGACGCTATTGATAAAGCGCAGCAAGGATCTTTAATTCAAGATAAGGCTCCTCAACAAGTGGAGATTATAAACCAAGTTCAACAGTTCATAGAGCAACAGCTTGCAGGGTTTGGGCAGGAGCTTGCTCAGATAACTGAAGCAGCTCAGCAGTTTAAGCCGAAAGCTCCAGCGGAAAATGACCCGACTATGAAGATTGCAGAAATGAGTGCTCAAATCAAACAAAGCGAGCTTTCTCAGAAATCAGAGTTTGAAAATTCAAGACTTGCTCTTGATAATATGAAACTTGAAACTCAATCTCAAATGCAGCAAATGAAAATGGCTCAAGAAGCTGAAATAGAGAAAATGAAACTTGCTGATAAAGAAAGAGATCGTCAAGAGAAAGCAGATGCTCAGGGTCTCCAACAGTTGTCTGAGACTGAAAGAAATAATATCCGTGAGATGTCTGAAACAGATAGGCTTAACACCCGAGAGAAAGGTGATAATGAGCGTAAGGCAGCAGACCTAGCGGCCAGGGAGCGTATGAATGACGCCGACAACCGAACCGCTAAAGAGCTTGCTGAAATGGAAATGGAGTCAGGTGAGAAAACTTCTTACACAAGTGGCGGTGGTATTAATCCCTAATCGTTCGTTCTATTAAGACATAGAACGAACGAACGATTGGATATTTACGGAGAATAATTGACGTATGGCATTTTTACAAAGTAATATACCGCATTTTAAATGTTGGGTCAGGAAAGAATTTACTCATAATCATGAGAAGTTTCATGGGGAGTGGATTCACGCTATGGCCGTAGCTGTTACAACTTTACCAAATCGCTGTCTGAGCTTCCAAATAATATTTACAGGGGCTGAAACATATGACACAGATGAACCTAATGTTCATGGAGGAGCAATGTGGGCAAGAATGCCCATAACTGCTTTAATGGGNGATACCGCTGTTGAAGAGTGGCCGGAATTAATGGCTACTCATGAAGCTCAGCCTTGGGATTGTGCATCACATACGCATAGCGTTTATGTTTTAGACAGGTGTACACCTGCGCCTTGGCTCGCAAAAATAGATGGTGAATTTCACCCAGCTAAATACTATTTTACTGTTGATTACACTGATTCAGAAGTTGCAGATGACCCCGCCCAACATAAACAGGCGCATGTCTTAGAACTTCTGGGTGACAGTGAATGGACTGGTAACATAGTAGCTTTACCAAATAACCGAGTCAGAGTAAGTCACCCAGCTTGGTTTGAACTGGGGGAGGGTGCTCCTGATTTTAGGCCATCTCAACATACTCATTATAGTAAGTCTGATTTGGATTACACTCTAGACGTTAATCAAGTGTTTAATAACATTTATGCAGAGGAAGAAGAACATGATGAAAAGTAAAGGCTACTCCAAAGGTGGGAAGATGAAGACAAAAGGCTACGCTAAGGGTGGCCGAACTGTCAATATGAATTCTGCCGACGTTCCGCAGCGTAAGCGAATGGCTGCGGGTGAAACTGTTACTGGCCAGACCACCCCAAGTAATAAAATGCCTAATCGTAAAAAGGTTTGAGCAATGGCCGATGAAAAAGGTTTATATGCTAATATACACGCAAAACAAGCACGTGTTGCGGCAGGGGATATTGATCCCGCTACTGGGAAACCTGAAAAAATGCGTAAAAAGGGGCAAAAAGGCGCTCCTTCTTCCACTGATTTTAAAGATTCAGCCAAGACAGTTAAGAAAGCTGAGGGCGGTCATATAAATCAACATAAACGTATGGCTATGGGGGAAGATATACTTTAAATGCAGATTAATAATAAATTACTGAGCTTGCTTAAAACGCGCCAAGCTGAATTTGCGCTTGAAGCTCTTCAAAAACCACAGAATCGCGATGCTTTTGAGTACGGGCACCGTGTCGGTATGATGGCTGGAATAGAAGAATCCATCAATGTACTTTTAAACCTACTAGATGAGGAGAAATATAGTGACAATGACTTATGAGGAAACGATGAAAGAGGCTTTTCCGGATGTAGATCCAGGAATCCAGCCCTTTGGTAGCCGTGTCCTGGTTCAAATTAGAACTGCTAAAACCAAAACGTCTGGCGGTATCATTCTAACTACGGATACCACTGACACGGAAAAATGGAACACCCAAATCGCTAAAGTTATTTCTAAGGGACCGTTGGCTTTTAAAAACCGTAATACTATGGAAAGCTGGCCTGAAGGTGACTGGTGTGAGCATGGTGAATTCATTAGGGTTGCTAAATATGGCGGAGATAGGTGGGAAGTTCCTATAAAGGATACTCAAGATTCCGCTATGTTTGTTATCTTTAATGATTTAGATATCATGGGTCGAGTTACTGGGGACCCATTAAAAATAAAAGCGTTTATCTGATAAAGGAGATAAGTTATGGCTGAAAAAGATGTAATGGTGGAAATTGATGAAGATGATGACGACAAAACGGTTTCTGAAGAGGATCTGGTTGTCGTAGAAGAACCGCCTGAAGATAATTCATCTGATAAAGATGAAGACGATGAACCCGTAAAAGCTGAAGAAGACCAAGTAGATTCTGAAAGAGAATCTATTAGGGAGCGTCGCCGAAAAGAAAAGCAGGATCGTAAAGAAAGACGTGAAACTGCTATTAAGCGGGATAAAACTGAGCTTGATTTTTTAAGATCACGTAATGATGATTTAGAAAGAAGGATCTCAGTTCAAGAAAAAAGGTCCCAACAAGTAGAGCTGTCTAGTATTGATCAGCAAATAGCCGCTGCCAATAAAGAAGCTCAGATGGCTGATAGAGTTATCGCAAAAGCTGTTGAGAATAACAACGGTGGTGATGTAACTAAGGCTATGAAATATCGTGATCAAGCGATTGCTAAAGCCCAACAGCTTCATGCTCATAAGCAACAAGCTAATCAGGCACCTCCCCCACCACAGGTTGATGAACGAACCATGCATTACGCACGGCAGTTTATGGATGACAACCCATGGTACGATTCTCAAGGTAGGGATGAAGACTCTGCTATTGTCATGGCGATTGATCAAGCATTGGCCAAAGATGGTTATAATCCTCAAACCGAAGAGTATTGGAACGAACTGAGGCATCGCGCTGCGCGACGTATACCTGAGCGTTTTGATGACGATGAAGCTCCAGCAAAACCTACGCGTAAAGCTCGAGGCGGTCCCGCTGTAGGATCGGGAAGAGAGCATGCGCCTTCTTCTACTCGTAAAGAGGTATATATTAGCCCAGAAAGAAAAGCTGCGCTAGTAGACGCTGGAGTGTGGGATGACCCCGTTTTACGTATGAAATACGTGAAGAGGTATGCTGCATATGATAAAGAAAATTCATGATGAAATAAAAGGCTTTACTTTTTCATTATTAAGAACTATAGTTAGCGATAATCGCTGAAAGGAGCGAGTGATGACAGACGAACGATTAAAGAAATCTGCAGACGAAGGACGTACTAACCGTGCGATGGTAGACCGTAGTACCACAGAAAATCGGGAAGTTACTGAGGACGAGCGGGTAGAAATGTTCCGTCAAAACCTATTTCAGTCCAGTTTACCGGACTTACCAGATATACCTGGCTGGCACATGTGCTGGCTAACTACAACTAATCCAAGGGATTCAATACAGCAACGTATCCGTTTAGGGTATGAACCAGTCAAACCTGAAGATGTTCCTGGTTGGGAATATGCTTCAATCAAGACGGGTGAATGGCAAGGATTCATTGGTATTAATGAGATGCTAGCTTTTAAGCTGCCAATGTCACTTTATGAAAAGTTCATGATGGAAGCTCACCACGATGCTCCTAACCGTGAAGAAGGTAAATTGACAGAAACAGCTGACTTCTTAGAAGATCAAGCGAAAGCGTCAGGTAGTCGCATTGAGCAGGGCGATGGTAATAAGGGATTGGGAGAACAGAGGCAGGGTCAGTTTGATCTTGTCTGACGTGTAACAATCTATTAACCAAGGAGCTACTTATGTCAGCGACAAGTGCACCGTTTGGTTTTCGTCCATCCTACCACAATAGTGGTCGTATTACGGCGAAAGCCTACGTAATAGCCTCTGGATACGCTCAAAACGTATTCCAAGGCGATCCAGTCAAATTGACTGATGCAGGTGTTATCCAACTTGCTACTTCAGATGGTACCCGTTCAGGTACTACTGATGGTATTTCAATGTTGGGTATCTTTGCGGGGGTTCAGTATAGTGATTCTACTGGGCGTCCTTCACTGTCACCCTTTTGGCCAGCCAGTACCGCAGGTACAGATATTATTGCTTGGGTTTATGACGACCCTGAGACTATATTTGACGTGCAGTATGACAATCCCGCCGCAGGAACTACGGTTCAAACAGCTGTCGGTGAACAATGTGATTGGGTTCCTACTGCCCCTGGTGGTTCTACCGCTGTGGGTCTGTCGGCAACTAAATTGACTGCCATTCAAGCAACTCAAGCTCAATTCCAGATTACCGGAATTGCTGGTGGGGTTGATAATGCATTAACAGACGCTTTTGTCACTGTAACCGTTCGTATGAACGAAGCTCAGTACAAAGCTCCTGTTGCTTCAGTATAAAGGGGGACTAAACTATGGCTACTCCAATGCGTAGTACAGACTTCCGATCCGTCGTTGAGCCAATTCTCAACGAAGTATTTGACGGAGTCTACCAGCAGCGTGCAGATGAATGGAAAGCGGTTTTCCGCGAACAGCAGGGTATTCCACGGAATTACCATGAAGAACCAGTTCTTTATGGCTTCGGGGCAGCACCTGAGCTTCCAGACGGCATGGCTGTAACTTATCAATCAGGCGGTATCTTATTCGTTCAACGATATCTCTACCACGTCTATGGTCTGGCTTTTGCCTTGACTAAAGTCTTGGTTGAAGACGGTGATCACATTCGTATCGGTCAAACTTATGCCAAACACTTGGCTCAGTCACTGATTGAAACAAAAGAGACCTTGACTGCCAACATTATGAACCGTGCGTTTAACGCAGCCTTTACAGGTGGTGACGGTGTGGCTTTGAGTAGTAATGCTCACCCGATTGTCAATGGTACATTCAGCAACGTCTTGACTAACGCTGCTGCGCTGTCTCAAACTTCCCTAGAGCAGATGCTCATTCAAATTCGTAACGCTGTTGACAACAACGGTAAGCGGATCCGCTTGACACCTACTCAAATTGTTACTGGCCCAAGCAATGTTTTCCAAGCGGAAACACTGTTGAAATCAGTTCTCAAAACGGGAACAGCTGACAACGACATCAACCCTGTTAAATCAATGGGCTTGTTGAGTGACGGTCAGGCTAACCTTTCACGTATTACATCTAATACTGCTTGGTGGATTCAAACTGACGCGCCAGAGGGTCTAAAACTCCTCATGCGCCGTGGTTTGGAAAAATCAATGGAAGGCGATTTTGCAACGGATTCTATGCGTTACAAAGCGACAGAGCGTTATACGGTAGGTTGGACAGACCCTCGGGCTGTGTTCGGCACACCAGGAGTATAACATTGAAAAGATCTCCATCTCTTATTTTGAGGTGGGGATCTACTTTTTTGGAGATTAAATTTTGTATCTGACAGTGCTCCAGCTGACAACATGCAGACAGATGCAAACAACTCGCATGTGAGGAAATAAAAATGGGTTCAACTACTTTTTCAGGTCCAGTGACATCCACCAATGGTTTTATTGGTACAATTTCAGGCGCAGTTAAGGGCGATGTACAAACAGTCACTACTTCTACAGCGGCTAATCTTACAACTCTGTCTACAGTTATGGCGCCTCCTGGTGCTGGCAACTTGGCGATCACACTAGCTGATGGCTATGCTGGCCAATTAAAAATTCTTACCGTATCTTCTACAGGTGGTGGCACAGCAGTGGTCACTCCAGCCACATTTGCTAACGGTGCTACATTGACGTTTAATGCCGCCGCTGATACTTGTATGTTATTGTTTGTTGCAACTGTCGGCTGGACTCTTGTATCTGATCGTAGTGTGACTGTAGCGTAAGGAGATAAGCCGTGGCTGATGCAGTAACGACTCAAGTTCTACAGGACGGTGAGCATTTATACGTAGCTAAGTTTACGAATATATCTGACGGTGCTGGCGAAAGTAAAGTGACCAAAGTTGATGTGTCTGCATTAAACCCTAATTCTCATGGTTTAGCGTGTATTGGAATGAAAATTTCAAAATTGTATGCTCAAACAGATGATATGGGTGTAGACATTTACTGGGTTGGTAATCCTACCCCAGCAAACGATGCTCTCTGCGTCACATTACCGAAAGGTCAATTATACGACATTCCTTATGAACCTGCTTTACCTTATAATGGTACAGGGGATATGGGAACTAACGATGCTGGAGATATAGCCTTTAGCACCAGAGATGCCTCTGCAGGGGACACTTATACCATCTTACTTTACGGTATAAAAGTATATGCAGAAGCCCGACCAGGAGATCAACCATGACAATAAAATATGTTAAAGACTTTGATTTTCCCTCTGATTTTGGCTTCACCAAATCATCAAAACCAGTAAAAATGAGTCGTGGCGGTATGAGGAATATCCGTGACGAAGAAGCTCGAGTTATTGGTGTTCAAGACGATGCTGCTGATGAAATGAAAAGAGTTAGTGAAAGAACTTCTAACGATTATCAAGAGCGTAGAGATAAAAAACAACAAATGAATAGAGTCGCTTCTAGAGAAAAGAATGCTCGTGATGAAATGCGCAGACTTAGAGGTGAAGCTGAAAAAGAAATTAAGGCTGGCTTCTATGCAGCAGAAGGTGGTTCTAAAAAAGATTGGATTAAAGGTGCTGTAAAAAAGCCAGGAGCTCTTAGGGATTACATGGATGTTCCTAAGGGCGAAAATATACCTAAAGGTGCTTTAAATAAAGTAGCCGCAGGTGATCCTGCTAAAGCTGGGGGTCCTAAGCCTTCTGCTAAAACTCAGCAGCGAGCACGTCTCGCTAAAACTTTTTCTAAAATGAAATAAGGAGACTCAGACATGGGTATGAAATCAAAAGGGTACGCCAAAGGTGGTATGAAAACCAAGGGGTATTCTAAAGGTGGGCGACGCCAAAATTCAAATGATCGTCTAGACGAATCATTGGGTGCGCGGGACGGCAAAGAGTCTACTAAGACTCAATCTATG